TAAAAAAAGTTCTTTTTCTTACTCTATTTATACTTATATTCTTTATAAATATATATAAAAATCCCCGACTACATAGCCAGGGACAAACACAAAGATATAACCCTTGCAATAATCATTAACGATTACCGGCCTTCTACTTTACCGGATAAACTTAGTGCTTAGTATTAATTAATGTATCATTTTATCCTCCTTTCCTTTAAAACCTTTTTCCGTAGGAAATTGTTATATAAGTGAAACTTAAACTTTTCATACCGGAAACGGTCTGTGAAGATAGTGCCGGTATTACCATATAAATAAGTTATAACTAACCCCAGCTCCTACGTACCAACCACCCGGATAACTATATCCTGCTTGTAAACCTAATCCCCAGCGTTTCTTCTTCTGTAAAGGCGGGAAAGTAATAATTTTATTATCCCTGTATATTTCCATAGAATCAAGGTTGGGATTATACCCACTGACTACCGCCCGGTAATCATCGGTCTTATACTCCTTACTTGTAATCGGTATTAGTACCGGAATCGAATCGCCTTCTACGGTTCTATCGGTGGTAGTATCTATCAGGATCGGTAAATATACCGTATCGGTACGTTTTAGAGCTTCCTTTACCGGTTTGGGTATTGTGTCTCTTATTGTGTCTCGGATACGTACAGTATCTCCCTTAATGTACACCATTGACGGATCGTGCGGATTACACTGCATCCACACGATCACGCCAATCAACAGGCAGACTAGCATCCAAGGAAGGGTTTTCATAGAATACTATCACTTGAAGACCACTCCGAACTTGCCAGCAAAGTATTCAATTCTTCGCCTTCGTAGACAGGATAAGGATAAGACACAATCGGTGTCTCTCCATCCTCTGAAAGAGTCATAATCATTTTACTTGCAAATATTTCAGCATAATGTTCGGCTTTCATCAAAGCCTTTTTACCATTCAAGCTTATACGAGGCACTAAATTTCTTTTATCCAGCTCCTCTTGTGGAACTTCCTCCAAATCGGAATATGGAAAAACGATGTACTGTAACGTTGACATAAGTTATTTTATAAATGTTATTTTGTTAATAATTTCGTTCAAATTCGCTGTGGGGAATGTAATGTATTTCATAATTGCTATTAAAACGTTTTATTTGCGATTAGGAAGGAAGCAATTTTTTTAGCTATTTCCTTGAATCCTTTTTTAGGGTGTGTACCATCACGATCATTAAAGTATTGGCTGAAATTATACTTATTCCACCCCAACGTATTATACATATCACAGCATGGGATATGGTTAAGTCTTACTTCATTTTCAATAGCTTCACTAAAATCTTTAAGTGTCCCATTTTTCAATGAGGCAGAGGTGTTAGGCTCATTGCTTCCTGATTGTGGAAGATATGGTTGTTCAGTGCTACCCATCCTATCACTCCAATACCTATCATCCCATTCGGAAATAGAGTAAGACGAATATCGAACAATAGGGGTGAACCAATAGATTTTCACATGAGGGTATGTCGATGATAACAATCTTATAATTTCATTGACAGCTCCTAAAGTCTTACCAATATCCGTACTTCCACTTTCACCTAACGTCGCAGAATATGAAGGCCAGTCATTTGTTCCTGCAAAAACTGTAACTGCATCAACAGAATCCCAATCTACGGACTTCAACAACTCAATTATAGCTGTTTTATCACTATTTTTAAGCTCCTTCAAATAGGTCGCAGCATTTTCTTGCATAGTGAAATCCTGGGAGCAAGCGGCTTTCACCATGTTTATAACATCCAGTGCGGCATATCCCTGCAATTCGCTAGTAGGAGTTTCTACAGGGTGGGTCCTCTGGCGAATCTGTGTGCCCCCAATACCTACATTAAACACTTTTGCACCATAAAATTTCTCGATATAATCACTATAACTACGACCTTTATCATCTTTAAGCTCTGTAATACTATCTCCAAATGCTACAATTTTAGAACCTTTCAAATCTATGTTATTTAGTATATATTCCATAGAATCAGGAGTCGTGTAAGTAAATGAATAATCTACAGGTTCGATTACCTCATCATCAATACTCGTAGAATAGATATATAAATAAGGATATCCGGGCTGAATATTAATTTCTATTTCAGTATCAAATGATTGATTTTTGAGGTAAACCTTAAGTGTTCCGGATTGGCTATCCTTGTAATATATATTAAAAACAGGAACTGTAGGAGAAGCACATTGAACTTTCAAAAAAATAGGTAATTTCATGTTGGGAAAAGGGACATAAATAGCTATTCTTTTCATAGTAGATTGAAGCACTTCTTTGCGAATAATACCATCTAACGCTATTCTTATATTTTCGTTGTTTCGGTCGATAGCTTGTGCATATTCAATCCAAGCCTTTTCGGTAGTTCCGATTTCCTGTATCTTTTCTAAATTTTCCATATCATTCGTTTTTAATTAATGTTTCATTTGAAATTAAAGTCTCGTTATTCAGCATTGTCAAGTAGCTGGAGATAACAAGGTTTATCTTTTGAGGGGATTTGACTATCTTTCCCGTAATCTCGTAAACGCCATTGTCACCGGATATGGATATATCACTGATAGCATTGCACGATACCTCCATTAGCTTATCAGAGGTATTTGGCAACGTTACAGTGATGGTAACCATGCTATCTACAGAGATATATTCTCCGGGATTAACAGAATAGGAAATGGAAGAATAAGGTAGATTACTCTTCACTATCGGTCTGAACTCCACCATATCCGGATACAGCGTACCCAGCTTATGCTTCTTCAACTGGCGCTCTATCAAGAACTCGGACATACTATAAGGGAAGGACATGAGAGAGTAGATAGCTCCGTTGAAGAAACGAGAATCATTATCTCGAATCGTGCCTAACCACATATCAGTTCCATCTTCTGCTGCACCTGCTGTTATAGATTGCCCGCAATAAGAGTATTTAGATAAATAAGATATACTTCTAGTAGAAATAAAATTTAGACCAGAAGTAGCTTGACCAAAACTATAAACGCTATTTCCGGCAGTTTCCACAAATGCCCCCGGATTATTCTTTGACGATATAGCTCCAATATTAGCAAATATTTCTCTATCGGTTACTACCGTATAATCCTTGTAAACAGGCATCCCTGTCACCTTACCGAAGTCATTGATACCGTCAAGGCATAGACCACCTGCGTGGGAAGGAATTTGGGTGATGGTAACACTATTACCCATACCCGGATTACCAAAACCACAAAATCGACCAGATCCACTATACAAAGTGTTATGTGAAGCTGGTAATATATTCACCCCATCTACAATTTTAACTGATTTAGGCGACCCAGTTTCATCAATATAGCTATAATCAATATCAGCTCCTGTTTTAATAACCTTAAACGAAGGAATGTCTGGATATTCTTTACTCCCTACGCTATAATACAGTAGCATAATATGACTTATAGCATTTTTACAATCTATCTTACTACTCGTTATAGTTGAATTACTACTGTTCCATATACTAGAATCGAGAAAATCAACCTCATACTTCCCAATACCTGAATCCCCCTTCCAAGCAATATTGTTCAACTGAATATCCCTACCGTTACCGGAAAAGTCAATCAGCTTGTCGCCAAACTCTGCGTGGTTATCGTTGGTGATTCCCTGTTTCTTGACATCACACAGTATATCAGGTTTAAGTGTTCTATCCAAGTTGAAGTAGGCGATTACCTGGTTGATTTGGTCGGTAGTCAGTACCTTGTTGGCGATGATTGTCCAGTACCAAGCTACTTGACTAGTTTCAACTATGCTGTCATTACTAATATATCCAACTACACTAAATTTTGAGGACAAATTAGTATTACTAGAGGCAGAGGCAGTATAATCTGCTTTATCTCCTAATATATTATTTATTACATTAATAGTAGAACCTTGAATATTGTCTTTATACCATCCGTATATTCCAGTCTTATCTGTTAGACTAATTGCATTTCTACCTACAACACTTCCAGAAGTTCTAATATTATTTGTAGTAATAAAGTTACTAGGTTTATCTATCTGATGAATCATACTAACAACAGTAACCTCATCAGTAATACCCATCTCCTGTACGGTTTTGGTGGAAGTAATCAGGTCTTCAACTCCATCGGTGAAGAATGCACCTTCGAAAGAGGGGATTTGAGTGATAGTTAGTCCAACCCAATCTTTGGCAGGAGCAGAGGCAGTACTTATAAAGAAATCTACATCACTACCTGCAACTGTTGCAGGCAGAGTATAAATACCATCTTCTCTTATAAACAAGGATGAAAATTGAGTATCTTCTTTTGTTATCCTATATCTATAAGACATCCACCCACCATTAGGTATGTTACTTATCTTTACTTTAAAGCTATCTTTAGCTAATCTATTCCATAAGAAATAACCAGCATTTGTTATAGCCTTCTCATCAGTAAGAACATACTTACTATCAGTAATAATAGAAGTTCCAGCAACTTTAGACCAAGTAGTAAAATCCTCTTTATACTCACCAAACCCACTATTCAATTTGAAGGCTGCATTGCTGATTACAAACGGATTGTCAGGGTCCACCAAGTTCTTGACAACAGCCCTGTCCGGGTCGTCGTTGCTTTTACCATAACAGATGCAGACGGCTTTCAAGGAGGCTAAGACTTCCGGGTCGATGTAGGGACGGTCGGTACCGGAAGACGAACCACGGGAGGGCGAACCGATTTGGTTTAAGCCGATCCGGTTAAGCCCCACTACATTTAAAGACAACCTGTTAAGCTTCATTGCCGGATTCGGTTACTGTTCCACTTAATACTTCGCTATAACTTTCGATGCGGATTGTCTTGGGGTAGACCAATGCGGAAAAATCACAGTCTATGGTTACCCCTGCATTGTACGCAAGACTTCCGGGCAAAACTACGGGTTCAAAATTCCCCTCACTTGTCGTCCGTTGAAGAATATTCACCCGACCGTAGTTGTTGCGTTCCAAATGAATATTGAAATCAGAATTTACCTGAAATTCCGCATACCATACGCTACTGTTCTTTTTGAACTCCAAATTTATTGTTGCCATGATTGTTCCTCCTATTGATTAAAGTTTATAATAAATCCCATCCGGCTTCTATGTCAGCCATAACAGCCGGAATTCCATTCTCAACACGTGAGATGGCGGCAGCAAAAGCGCACATAGTCGCCTTATCGTTGATGTCCGGAACGTATGTGTTCGGGACTTGCATTTCGCTACATACACGGCTGATATATCCGGCTGTATTGTTTTCGTTCTCCGGTGCCCACCGGTGGATAAAATCTGCCACCGTCTGACAGCCGTGTCTTTTACGGTAGTTTTGCAAGGTTCGGATAAGGGCACGGTAGCCCCATTTCATTTCTGTAAACTGGAAGAACGATTTGTCCTCCTGCTTTTCTCTCAATCCCTGCCATTTATCTTTTGTGATCCGGATATTGCCCGGATTATTATTTCTCAAACCTCTTGATAAACTCATGCTTATTTCCTCCTATAATATCAATGTTAATACTCCCAATGCCAGACCTACACAATCGCAGATGATGTCTTTAATTGAAAACTCTGTTTTCTTGCAGTACTTGTCGTATACTTCCTTCAGAACGAAGATTACGACGGTTATAATGATTGCTTCCCATAGTGGCATATATTTCGATAGCCACATAACCAAGTTCTGGCATACTATAATGTGAGCCATTCCGTCTATTCCGATCTTGGATAGAAGCTTGCTGGCTAATGCGCTGATTTTATTTATGTGATTCATCACCCTTTACTTCTTTATTGTTGTTAAGCCTATCAACCAAACTATTAAACTTCCCATTAACATAAATCCCAATCCCAAATATACTGCCAGCATATATCAGACATTGAGCAAAAAACCACAATACACTGTCATGAATCTGACCTAACGGCTCTACAACAAAACCTGCAACGGATAATCCGACTCCAGCAAACAACATTCCCACTGCGGTCCATACTTGTATATCTTCTTTTGTATTCTTTTTCATACTAAACAGGTTAGATAAACGGTCAACAATGAAATTACCTCAATCCAGAACATCGGCTTTCTCTTTATGAAGTCGGAGATGAAGTTACCGGTCCAGTGCTCACTCATGGAGATAGCCATGTACGCAATGAATCCAGCCCATAACAATAACCAATACCAAGAATTGCAACCTACCCATATCTGGGAGAAGATTAAAGACATAGCAGCACCGATACAATGGGCGGTTTTCTGGCTTCCTTTGAAATTGGGAGATACACCCAATACAATCATCCCGACAACCGAAAGGAATACAAGAAACTGGCTGTTTTCCGTACTTGCTTCAAATGCTGCCGGAAGAAGCAATGCACCGGAGCCGATCATGCACAAACCGAACCAAAACTTATGCGTCAGGGCATAGTAGGTGTCACTGATAGAGTAAGGGATTTCTTTCATCTTCTTTATCATTGCAAAGACGTAACCGGCAATGAGAATGAACGACATTAATACTAGTAGAATCATAGTTTTATCTGTTTTGAGTTTATAAATTTAAGAATAGAAGTAAGCGATGAAATCAGGCATCAGTGGATACATGCTTTCAATGGGAATACTAATATCCGTATATCGTTCAGTGATAGTAAGCCAGTTATTACGATAGGTATCCCGGATACTTTTTTGCATTTCAGTTTCTTGAACATCACCGCGCAATACTGCTTTATCGTACAAATCTACCGCCTCTAATTGGCGTTTTCGATCGAACCGGGCTTTAGACAGCTCCGATTCCAAGGTTATTACACCGTCGGCTACCAGTTGCTCACGTGTTTTCTTTACGATAGCACCATTCGAAACAGTTTCATTTGCGGGAAGGGATATTATTCCCCTTTCATACAGTTCCATTCGTGTGGCTTCACGCACATACTCCTTGTCTCCGTCCTGTACGTAGGTGATATAATGCGGAAGATCTTCTCCGACAAACTCTATTGCCTCACCCCCAAAATATGCCGGATAATCCTTTACCGGATGATCTTTGACTGCAAAAACAAGAGCTATACCTTTCTTTGCGTTTTCCCTGTCTAAATAAATATACTTTTCCATATTTTTTTATTTTAATATTACGATTTTCTTTCCCATATATGGACCTTGATATATGGCGGAAGGATGCTGAATTCCTGTCCTTCTCCGGCTGTGGCAAGATTTCCGCTTAGTCCGTGAGAGTGGGTTCCGTTTTCAGACGTGGTCGGATTTGTATAGCTGGTATAAGGGGAAGCACTACCCGTGCTTTCACCTCCTGCTGCACCTGATTGTCCCCACCCGTTTCCGGATGCCGCCGATTCCATACCGTAGTTACCTCCATTAGGCGCAAACAGGTAGTTTGGATTGCCACTGTCGTTTCTATCCGACATCTTAACACTATGCGAGTGTGACGGCTGTGTGTGGCTATGGCTGTCTACCTTATGACGGTGATTACCTGATGTATGGGTATGGGAACCGGATTCATCTGTTTTCGCAGTAAGTGCATGAGTGTGGGCAGGCATATTCTCAACGCTTAGCACAACCGAAGAGCTGCCACCGGTTGCACCACTTTCCTCCTGCCCGGAGGTACCATAAAGGAAACGACCCTCCAACTTCTCCCAAGTTGTGCCCGGATAACGGACGGCAGGGTTGTCAGTCAACTTAGTTATAAATATCCCGCCCACGGGGACAGGGCAAATCAATATTTTATTAGCATGATCGCCCGTTACTGTAAATATGTATTTTTCTTCTGCCATAGTTTATATTTTTATTCTGATGGATTAAAATCCTCATTTGCAAAATCTTTGTAGTTTTGTATGTACCAGAAACTGAAATCTCCAAATGAAATACATCTCAAAATAATTTCTTTATCCGAAACACGTACTTTTGATATTTGTATTGGGGAGCCTGCTACTGGAATATATCCGGGGTAGAAGAATATACCGTTTTCTTCTATTGTCAGATCAAAGAAGCTTCTGGAAGACCTTGTTGTCATAAACCCGGAATAAATTCTAACTTCTGAACCATTATATTCCGGACTGGGAGCGGGAAGCTCTATGATTTGATCGCCATATATATTTCCGTAACGTACTACAAAGTATCTCCCCTCCGATAAATCCATAGGTGTCGGAGTTGAATCCGCATTTATTTGAAACATCTTATAAGGTAGAGACAAAGACGCCATCAGGTTAAGATTCCCAAGTTCATCCCAGACAAGATTCTTTGATGCAAGGAATCCGCTTCCGTCTTTCTTGAGCGCCCATTTTTCACCGTTTGATAATAGCTCATCGGCATTTATATTATCAGCTTTAAGGCGTGGCTTTCCGTTTTCTCCTATTTCAAAGACGGCAATCTGATTACCATCCCGATCTTTTATCATGAAATTATCGGTTGAAACGTCAATTTCGGCACCGTGTATTTTCAAACCGGTTACAGGGTCAAACTGAATGAATGCGTCTTTATCCCGTGTGCCTGTATAACTGCGTCCGTATGTATTCGAATAGAACTGTTGTGTCTCCTGGTCGAATCCTTCTTCTTTCACCGCCTTTCCATCCAAAGAGTAAGAATCTATTCTCTGCAACATCTGTATGGTAGGAGCAGTAAGTCCGTAGGCGGACAGAAGTATCGCATTCTGACGTGCCGGGTCTGTACGGTTTCCCAGTTGGATTATCTTATCACCCGCTTGCGGAATATCACTGCCTTCAGCACAATCATCTACAGATAAATCAATATAATTTTCGCCTACAGCCAGAACATAACGCCAGTAATAACGGTTGGATACATTTTCATAAACCCCTTCTTTAATGTTGAACTGCCTGCATTGCGCCATGTCTCCGGCTGCGAATTGGTTGATAATGGCTTTCTCACCGTCATCAGTCGTAAAATAACAGCGGTAGACACCTCCAGTTGCTATGGATGATAATAATGCTTTCCCATCAACATCATAAAGGCGAAAGCCGTTTGCATCATAAAGAAGCGCTTCTGAAATCTTTTCCACTTTCGTGCATTCGATACTAGCCAATGTCAGAAGAACCTCACCACCTACCGATTGAAGCTCCTTGATTGTTAAAGACTCAAATATTGCTTTCAGTCTTACATACAGCTCATCAACCTCGATGTATGACCGTCCGGTCTTTGGATCGCGTTTGATGAGGAATCCTGAACCAAGTGCACCGGGAATAAAGTTCTGGGATTCTATATTGTCGGTAATAACACCGCCTAACAGCTTGATAAGAAACTCCATTGTCTCCTCCTGCGCCTTGTTCAAGAAGGTGGCAAGTGATCTCTTTGCGGAGAATACGTTTCTGTCAGACGGGATTGTCTTGTCATTAACCCCAATAACATACACACTCGTTCCACCACCTCCGACAGCAGAGCCGGAATAGGTTTGTCCCTTGTAAGTAAGGGAGTAAAGCTTACTCTCTATCTCACCGATACGGGAATATGAAGCCGTCTCACCAACTGTATAAATCGGGTGATCGTAAGGAAAATCCAGAGGCCACTCGAAACCGATTATTCTTGATTGTCTGCCTTCCGGGAAAAATGCCTTATTTATCAGATTGATCTTAGCCCCGACTTCGTATGTACGGATATTACCCTTATTGTAGATGAAATCAGCATCCATCTCACAATCGTAGGTGGACGGGTCAATCATGGATTTCTTTACGTATTCCTTTGCCTTTTTGAGTAGATTCTGCTCTGCGTCCGGCAACATCTGTTCGGAGATGTATGCGGTATCAAAGCCGTAAAGGATATATGTGTCTGCGGGGACTTCTTCACCGTCCTCCATGTGTGCGGTTTGCGGATAAAGAACATCATCCGGAAGAAAGCGACCGTAATCCTCATTGCGGACAATTTCGAAGGTTGTTCCGGTGTTATCGCTTTCTACAATATTGATAGCAAAGTCCATCCCGGCAAGCTTGCCAGTTTGGAATATCATGTGAAGTTCCTCACCATCCAGCCTAAAATCTTCTGTAAAGTTCTTCAGTCCCGTATCTTTGAAATTATAGATCCGATATTCCTTATCGTTATCGTCTACCTTGTCATCGTGGCTGACACTGGATATTGTGCCCTTGTATTGGGGATATTCATCCTCAAATATAACGATCTCTTCGATTGCTTCCTCTTCTGGCATTTCCACGTTATCCGGATCATTATAGCGTTCATCTCCGATGTTGATACGTTCACCAGTCGGGTTGTATTTATAAGCATCTACATAAGAAATGCCCTCCGGGAGCATAAGGCGTTTCTGAACAACTCCGTTAAGGGTCATTTCCTTGTCATCCTTACTGAAGTAGTTATCGGGGACTTTACCGCTTATGATGTTGTTAATGGTGTACCGATTACCTAAAGAGGCGGTTACACCTTCCGGTAACTGGATAATGTTTGCTGCGTCACCGGTTAAAAGGTCGGGATTGTAAACAGCAGCAAAAGTCTGTCCGGCATTTGCACCGGAAAGGAATGTTACGGAAGTCGTTGCAGAAGAACCGCCATACACGTTAATATCGTATGTTACATACGCCTGAAAAGTCGATAACAGCTCGGAAGAAGCTGGAGCTGGTACGTGAACGTATACCCTTACTTTTAAATCAGAACTGTTTTTGTCGATAACCAACGTGTCGGGAACCTGTATTTTAGACACAATCTCATATTGTTGATTTTGGGCTAATGAAACGGTCTGATTACCAATAATCACCTCTTTTGATTCCCCGGAAACATTATAGATATATGACGCCTTCAATATATAATCTCCTGCCGGTAGAAAAGCACGGTTCCCTATTTGCGGAACGGCTGTTGATATATTGATTGAAATTCCTCCCGAAACAACTTTATAAGAACCACCCTTGGCTGATGAAGCTAAAGTCTTATCAAGCGTCCATTCTGTATAAGAGGGAGTAAAAGGACCGCTGCCTTCGTTGCTACTAGCGGTATAGTTTTCCTTATATGTAACTCGTGACGGAAAGTAGTTTATTTTGAGCGGCCTTGACGTGTCGGATATATTACGTCCATTAACCTCTTTTACGTCGAATATCAAATCTTTCCGGTAGCTGGAAGGAATGTTACGGGTAGAACCGAAAGCGTAGATACGGGTCGCATACGTGGTCTGGCTGTCGCTGCGTGTCATGCTGTTGACATTCACATTTTCTGTGTCTGTCAAGTCACCGGCTTTGAAATCAACAGGGGAACTATATTCACAACGTCCGAAATGAATAACGTGCTCTGTTATCCACCATTCACACTCCCATGTCTCCGCCATCTGTGTGAGAGCGTCGATCAGATTCACGTTATCGTAGGAAACGAGCTTGGAAGTGTTTTCCACTGTGCTGTCAATCTCGTATGTAAACTCTTCCTCTCTGAACTTGTAACCGAGTGCTTTCAGGTTATCAAGAAAGACTTTCAAATGCGTGTCAAGGGTAGCGGTAAGATTCCATGCGGCTTCGCGTCCGGTGGTTTCCGGTGTATAGAAAAACTTCTTGTTCTTCCATTTCCAGTAATAAGCATCAAGGCGGAGTTCGTAGTCGTATGCACCTGTCGTTGTATTGTAGGTAGGCTTATAAAGGTCTACAAGCTCAAATATTCCCAACTCATTGTCTACGTAGTCGCCTAGTTTGAAATACACCGGATTGGAAAGGCTAAATAGCAAAGTGATATAATCTTCCTGCATCAAAAGGAAGTGTCTTTTCGAACCCTCATTGATAGTAGTCGAAAAGCGAATGTTGCCGGATATGTCTTTGATGTCTACTAATTCTGCCATATCACAAAGTTCGCAGATAGAAACGTCAAAACATAAAATCCGGCAATCCTATGAACCACAATTTGCCTATTGTGGTAATTTTACTCTCTATTACCCGGATTTGGCTCGTTAAACTTTACCGAAATCTTTGAAAACGTCCTTGCCGTATTGAAACCGAAAGGCTGTGAACGGGTGTAATATAGATGATAAACCTCCTCTCCTAAGGCGGGAACCTTGACAGTAAATTCCCCTTTTGTAATCTCATTCAGAAATGCCTTATACTTGGTGATGTAGTCAGATGGAGAACTTCCTTGTAAGGTAAAAGTAAGCGTTAGATCCCGTTCGTCAATCTTCCGATTGGCTATAATTATTTTCTTTCCGTCCTGTAAACGGGATTTATTCTCTATAACTTCTTTCATTGGAAGCGGAGCGTAGATAGCTTCAATGAACCCGTCTCCCATTCTCACGCCCCACGTTGCGAAAGTGTCTTTATTATTAATTAATAAGTCGGCCATATATTATAATTTTGATGTATTCCGTTTAACTTCTGCAATATCTGAAGCCATTTGTTGAATAGGTTTTACTATCACATTAGTGTTATCTCTAATGTCTACTATAGCTTCATAAGATAGCCGTAACAAATCCCGTGTCTCACTAGCAATATCCTTTATCCCTGTGGTATTGGCAATAATAGGCAGCATATCCGCTCTCAATTCAAGAATAGACATCGTTTGTAGCTGGTTCTGACTCTTGATTTCTTCTCCGGCAATTTGCAAAGCGGTGAAACGCCCGTTAAGTTCGTCGATTGAATCCTGTGATGCAGTGGCAAAGCCTTTCTTTGAAGCTTCTTGGGATAAAGAGGAAGAAGCGCCAACAATGGCATCAATATTCTTTGCTTCCTCTGTAGCAGATCTAATAATATCATTCCAATCTTTTCTAAGATCGCTTATCTCTTCTACTGTTAAATCAAGTTTCCCATTTTTATCACTATCAGCCAAAAGGGTATATTTTTTATAAAATTCTTGTGCTTTACCTCTTAGTTGATCTATTACAAACGACTGCAATAAGGCGTTGCGCATTATCTCTTCAAAATCTTCTCCAAAATCTGCGATTCCTCTTTTTCCTCCTTTTAGTCCTTCCAGTATTGCTTCTTCGATACCTTTTGAAGTGGTTTGGAATAAATCCTCATTTAAAGTCTCTTCTAGTTCCTTAGCCTTATCGTTAAACTCTACAAATTTGTCAATAGCTTGTTGCATCCACTCCGGTAACTTAGACCAGATGTCAGCATTGCTTTTCATCGCCCAAATCGCTTCTTCAGATATAAGTTTATTTTCTAAATCATATCCTCCATTAGCTTGTATGAAATCAAATATTTCTTTAGCTTGCGGACCTCCGAAGGCATATTCAGTCATTTTGCCAGCAAACTTACCACTTTTAAAAAGTTGAGCAAGCCCAAATGTTACGGCATCAACATCACCAACAGGCATAGATTTAACTATGTCTTTGTATGCCTTTTCTCTAGCTTTTTCAAGAGTTGTTAATGATTGGGTAGCTGTTGCAAAATAATCATTTCCTGCGGCTTCTTTGAGCAATTCCAGATAACGTTCGGTTTGGTAGTTGATAGACTGCCAATACCCTTCCTGTCTGCGTTGGTATTCTTCAAATCTTCTTTGCTGGGCTTCACTATCATCAAATAGGCTTGCTATTTTGGTGGCAATTTGCAAAGCAGCACTAATAATAGCAAGAATGACAGATGCCTTTTCTACTGTTTTAATAGCTGAAGATGCTGCTTTAGCGGTTCCCTCCATTGCCGTAGCTGAACTATTGGCAAGTAATGTAATACCATCAATCATTTGCAAAGTTGAAGAAGTTATACTCCCAGCAGCAGAAAGAATTTCACCCGCAGTTCCACCTACAGTACTTCCTATTTTATCAAATTCATCCTCTACTTTTGAAAGCATCTTATACAATTCTTGCCATTCTTTTCGACTACGTTTATCTGGAGAAGTGTCAGTTTCCTTGGATTTTTTATTGATAGTATTTTTAAGAGAAACAACCTTAGCTCTTTGAACCGCCAGACCTTTATCATTAGGATTTAAGAATTCAGATCTTTCTAGCTCTCTCTCAGCTTCTACCAGCAATTCACGTAGTTTTTCTAAACCAATCTTTGTAATGTCATCAACCCACGTTTGGAAAGAATCTTCACGCATTGCAAATTCTTTATCTATAGAATTAAGAGTTTCAGTACGTTGATATTCCAACTCATTAAGTTGCGCATCAGAGGCACCGGATTTTTGCAACTTTTCACGGTCTGCATCGAATCGTTTCTCTATTTCCAATCTTTTAGTTATATAATCTTGATACTTAGAAAGAACATTCTTATAATAATCGGCTATATCTTTCTCTCTTTTATTTTCAGCATTAGTATAACGAGCGGAAATTTCAATAGACTGCTCCGAAGTCAACTTCCCACCCTGTCTTTCACTTAAATCCTTTTCTTGCTTTTTGATGGCGTCAAGTTCCTTTTGATAATCAAGATCAATCTGTTTCAGCTTTTTCTCTGTGCCCTCTTCCATAAGGTCGATTTCAGCCTGCTGATTTTGGCGACGGAGAGACAAAAGATCTTCGTTTAGTTTCTCCTGCTCTTTCTTTCGTTTTTCAGCCTCTTTTTCGGCCATCTTCTGTTCTTTAGAGGAATCCCCATAAACTTTTAACTGTTTTTCTGCTTCAGCCTTATCTTTTACAGCCTTCTTATATGAATCCACAACAGCCCTATCTATACCCAACCCATAAAGATCTTTTTTTGAATTTTTCGATGCTTCATCCAAAACTTTTTTTTGTTCAGATGTTATTTGTTTCAATGCATCATCAGCTATCTCAACCTGTTGTTTCCAATAATCATAGGTTCCTTCTTTAGGTTGAGGGAATAAATCTAAAGTTTTTATGTGATTTGAAATAACAGTAATGTTTTTATCATAGTCATTTACATTATTAACAAGATCATTGTATATTTTCTTCTGGTCTTCAACATTTTTACGAGCTTGAATTATCTTGTCTTTTGCTTCAAGTTTGGCTGTAGCCGTTCCAAATCCTTCATTTGCTTTTTTATTGTATTCTGCCGTAACTCTTTCTAATTCCTGTTCAGCTTTAGCAATTGTTAATTTTTGATTTAGTCGTTTCATTTCTTCTTTTTCTCTTTGAACCGACAGTTCCGCAATTCTATCAGCATAAGCCCTTGCTACAGCATTAGCGTAAATTTCCTTACTTAATGCCCTATAGGCATTTTCTAACTTACGCAAATCCACATTCTCACCATCTAATATATCACTATGAGTCTTATAATTTTTAACCCACTCACGAACAGCCGCATTCCTCTCTGTAGTGGAAAGAGTTACATTTTTTAATTTGTTATACAGAATATCAAGTTGAGTTTGCTCTTTGGCTATGCTAGACCATGCGGACTTTCTAGCCAATGCCATTTCTTGTTCGGCTGAAAGCAAATCAAGGGTGACATCTCTTGCTTTTCCTAAACTTCCAATCCATTTAATTACATCTTTCCCGTATACAGAAAGCAAAGTCAGCCCAACAACAAGAGCGGTCTGCCAACTTAAAATAGATCTTGTAAGCTGTTGCCATACGGGAGCAACAGCCTTGACATCTTTATTTCCTGCTTTTAATTCTGCCTTGAAATTTGCATATTCTTTTCTAGCTTTTGCTATTTCATCAACTAATATCGGAAGGTTATTTGATATTGCAAGAAAAAAAGTATTTGCACTTACAGCTAGTGAAGGAAGTTCACGGGCTACCTGTTGTACTGAATTACCGAGTCCATTCCATGCACTTGCATAATTACCTACATTTCTCTGAAATCTTCCAGAAGCTTGCTCTGCTGCATTTAATTCCTTTTGAACGTTCGATATTTGGGTTAGCAATGCTTTTCCGGCATCTCCTCCCCTTCTTACCCGTCCAAGATCATCGTAATCCTTTATCAAAAGAATTAATTGCTTTCTTAATGCCGTAATACTACCTTCTTCTGCATTACTTTGAATTATCTGATCTTTTTGTGCTTTAATCGTTTTTCTGACAGCTTCTTCCTCTACCAGCCTTTGAGCAGCTAATTGTTGAATCTGGCGAATTTTTGCTGTACCAGTATCTCCTACTTTCTCTTCATCAGAAAGCGCACTAAAATCTTTCTTTAATTGCTTTATCTGCCTATCTGCCTCCTTAACTGATTCTGTATTGGCGATAATCCATTTATTAGTAGACTGCAAAGCAGAAGTTTCTTCTTTTACTCTTTTAACCGTACTACTAGAAGAATCAATATCGTATTTTATCTTCTGTAATTTTGCATAGCTATCTTTATATTCAGATAGTTTCTTTGTTGCTCTATCTATTTCACTTTCTAACTGTTTTATTGCCGCATCGCTATTGGGTACACTTGCAATCTCAATAAGAGATTTTTTTAATTTATCTATTTCCTTACGCAGTTTGACAATCTTTTCAAGGTCAATATCTGCATTAAATTTCATTCCTGCCATGTGACTTTTACGTTATCGTTACCAAATGACTGTTTTAATTCTTTATCTAGGGTTAGGCTTGCCGAATCCAAAACATCAAACCCCTTACTAGATACAAAGCTTGCATACTCCATACCATCCGCCACAACAACACCGTCTTTAGGCTTACTTCCAAAGATCAGCATTGCCTCTGTCCTGTTCTTCGCCAGTGAATGTTCTCCATCGGCAGGGATATAGAGGTCTACAATCTTTCCATCCCTGACAATAGCAGCACCGGGAGCATTGCGAAGGTTCCAAGTATGGTTTTGATAGGTTTTCTTATTACTAACATTGCGTTCCTTCTGCATATAGACGGCTCTTTGAGCTGCTTCTTTCATCAATTCGGTAGCATTCTCATCTACTTCTTCGACGAATTCATCAAGACCGGACAAATCCACTGTTACTTTCATTATTCATCAAACTTAACTTTTCCTTTAAAGAAATCCTCATCCGATACTTCTGTTAGTACCTCCCCATCATATACGGTATGCAACTTATCTTTTTGCATAATAACCAAATTGCGATATGGTATTTTATAAACTACTTCATCGTAAGAGAGATGAAGATTTTCCATGAACGACGCAATTTGTCCTAACATACAATCATTTCCTATAACTTCTGTTTTGCTGTCAGATTTGCTACGTTCTTTGCTAAATCCAACAGCATTGTAAAATTTTCTACAGAGATCAGGGAGTAAGCTGCCGTAAGCCCATATAACACTTCTTCTAACGTCCCATTTGACAACTCTTGTTCAAGACTATCATTTCCTTCAATAAACCAAGAAAGTGCACGAGAAGCGACAGAAATGTCCTTTAGCGAAGAAATGACTCCCGCAATATCCTTATTATCTTCCAGAACAGCGAGATAAGCCGAAGCACCGGCTATTTTATGGATAGTAGGCGGGTTTACACGGTACATTTTCCCATTTACAATTATAGGAATGAAATCTTTTCCTGTGATAGCTTCCGATACAAGTATAGCTGCTTTATTCATAATGATATTTATTAAAAAGGGGCGAGAAACACAAATCCTCACCCCTCACCACTTTACAATATAGATAATGTCTCTGACGGTTGCGTCCCATCTTCTCCTGAAGAGTCATAGTTTACAGTACTCCCAGCGTTCACCCGCCTTGATCTAGCTGAATAACTATTTATAGAAGGCGATTCAGAAGAAGTAAGAGCTACCTTTTCATCAGTTCATGCAGCTTCCACCTTTTCACCATCGAACAGATAGTCGCTCTTAACACCAGTGCTAGGATTTTCCATAGCCACCGCTGTTACACCCAGACCGATATTCTTTTCTACCGCATTACCTTTTGCGATAACAGCAGCATTGGTAAATACAATGTAGTTGCCTGTTTTTGTCTGGCCTACGATTGCCTTATTTACAATTCCCGGAGTGTCAGAAGAAGCCCATCCTGCATCAGTATCAATCTTTTCACCACCTTCCAATTCAACCTTGTCATCAAAGGAGAAAACTCCCATAGTAAAAGCGATTGTTTTAGCTCCTTTTTGAGTAACATCACGATAGTAGATGCTACCATTCAACTCATTAATGTAGTCGGTATAGGTCGGATCATCCTCTGTATACGCCCAAGTATCTTGATGGGAGTTCTCAACTTCCGTGGCAGTTCCTAACCATGTCTTAAGAGAGGTTTTAGTGACAGCGGCAGTTATAACATCACCGTACCAAATCTTTTTAATTCCAATAAACGGTTTCATATCTTTTCAATTTACGTTTAGAGTTTCAAATAATAATTTCACATTTACATAGTAACAACATAATTCTTTGTCTTCTTCTATTCCGAGACTTTCAGAAGAGTAACGATACCAGGAGCCGTCATATTGTCCGACAATGCCATCTTTGAACATTTCCCTTGCTTTCCTTTCAAGTTCATTCAAGCGAATCAAATTTGCCTTACCTGTCTTTGTTACAGGAACGTAAAGATTTACTTCAACATATCCTTTTTCCCAGTAAGCATCCGGCTGTTGAGTTTTGGGGTAGATTACAATTCTCTCGGTCTTTACTTCACCTTCCGGGATATTTCCCCGTTGATGCATTTCAGAGATTCCAAAAGACTTGCAATCTTTAAAAATAATATTCGCTATGTCAGTCGTTACAATCATACCCAAATATCACATCTACCCTTAAACTCCTCCGAATAGCATTCGGCATTCTTCTTCACATCTCCCTCTCCTACAGTATTTCCTTCAGCATCCAAGCACCTGATATGAGATCCTAAAACAATCTTTTTACCCTCATAAACCACATGGTAATTATACACCCAACGTTCACCATTGACAGAAACTTCCTTTTGTTGGGAGTTGTCATGGCAGAAGCAATCTGTTACATCTTGCCAAGACTCTCCACCGGTTCCCGGTATTGGTCGGTTATACTCGTCGTTCTCTTCTGGAGTAATAACCTGTATTTGTAATTTATGTGGGGCAGTTTCTAGCATATCACCAAAATGTTACTTTAGGTTTATCTGTATTCAGTTCGTCCTTCAGTCCATACTTATTGCATAAAAAAGAATAATAGGACTTTATACCAGAAATATCCCAAGAAAGAGACTTTGAATGACCGTTTTCTGATACCGATTTAGAAGTAGCTCTAAGCAATAAGGAGGGAATAAATCTTGCTATAGCAACAGAGATAGACTGCAAATTATCTTCAGTCATTTCCCCGTCAGGGTCAACCCCGGAAGAAAGATTAATCTCTACCAAGTCAGCCTCCGACAATGATATGCCGAAGGACTGAAACTTTTGCTTTATGTAGTCACTAATTATCATACTTACGCATTCATCGTGTCCAGGTCAAAAATTACAATCTTGTTTGGAGATGTAAATTCCGGAATCCATTCGGCTCCATATTCCATGAAGCGGCCTTCATCCGTACGTATGTTGGAAATATACATACCACCTTCTGAACGGGTGTAAGTCTTTCCCGGAACCGGATCGGTTATTTCATACGGAGTATGCCAGCGCATCTTTCCCTGTTTAGGAGTAGTAAACAAAGAAATACGGTTGTCTTTAAATACCTGTTTGAAAGTGCCGTCTGACAATTCCACCAAATCTTCGTTGATTACGATAGGCGGCAAGCCCAATCCTCTAAAGATAGTGGTCGCCATCTCACTAGACATAAGTCCGGCAGACAGTTGGACTTCTTTAGAATCAAAGCTTTGTTTGTAAAATTCCCCGAAGTCCTTTGATCCAATAATGCTATTGATAAAAGTCTTTCGGGACATTTCCATAGAAACGAACATGCCGAACTTAGTACGTAATTCAACGGTTTTCTCCATAAGATAACGAACAAAGTTCAGTTTGTCTGCAACTTGTGGAGTGATACGATGAACCGGAAGTTCCATTTCAAGCAATTCAATTCCTTGCGGATTATCGTCTACTTTTACGGATGCCTTACCATCAGAACGAAGATCACCATCCACAATATCCATACGTTTGTGTGGAGCAAGCAATACCTGACGCATATCATCTACAATGTAGTTGATAATGTCGTCCAGTGCGGCCCGTTGATCTGGTGTCTTCGCCTGATTGAACTTATTGATTAGTTCTTGAAGCATATCGAGTCTATCGTTGTCCATTTGGTATCTATCCCCCATATAGGCAACTTCGCCATATCCGGAACCCAAAGATTTACGCTCTCTTAACGGCTTGTTAGAGTTACGGTCAATTACAGAACCGGCAACAACACCCGTTACTGTCCCCAAATATGTTTTGAACACACGGGATTTCGTTTCCTCAAAATCGAGGTGCTTTTTCCAAAAGATTTGATCCAGCCTTAGAGCCTGCACACGGTCGATAACCGCTTTCACCACTCCCGGATCATTCAGTAATGTTTGAATAGTCAAATACATAGTTCCTCCTTTCTTTAATAAGTGAACATGAATCTGTCACCCAAAGTCTCCTTATCCTTATCGGAGATAGGAACAATGAGTCTTGTCGGTCTGATCTCGTACGCTTGGCCTATAGCGGTAACAGTTGCACCCGCTTCTACTTTAGTCCATTCATAATTTAAAGCCGTTGCTGTTGCTTTTGCCGTTTTACCGGCTGCGGCAGTAGCTTCAAACAATACCGCATCCTTTTCTGCGGCAAGCGTTGGCGAAGCGGCCAGAGTAACGGTATCATATTCCGCATTACTTTTGTCGATAGCTTCAATTGTACCGCCATTTGTACCGTTACCAATATGCATACCGACGTACGCAAGAGAATTTTTCTTGATCTTCAACGAAGTAGAACCGGCAGTGATCTTTTCGGCTACTTCAACGTTCAAAACAGCTTTTGCCGTTCGTTTCACAAAATCAAGAACCAAAGGGGTAAGAGGCGGGATCTGCGCAACCCCTGTCAAATTCGAAATATCCAGATTGAAGCCACCGGAATATCTATAAACCGTTTCAAAACGGCACATTTCCGGCATTTGTTTCTCAATCGGATTTAAATCATACTTAAAACCTGCTGGCATAATTAATCCTGTTTAGAGTTTTTAATTTCTTCAGTTCCCTTGTTTATCAGGGTGGCAATGTCATTTGAATTGTTCTGCTCATTGCTTCCCGATTCGGGAGTTCTCACATCTTGAAATCCTGCGTTGGCAAACGTCTGCTTTGCATCCTTGAAATAGTTATCCAAGTTTGCATCTTCGGGAATGCTCAACATAGGAACAAGGTTTTCGGGAATACCATATTCCTTTGCTTTTCCCATGATTTGCTCTTGGCGAGTGGCCTGCGCCTTCTCTGTTTCAAATTGAGTAAGCTTGTCAGAAAGAGGTTTAACGGCTGCATTCACTGCGTTCGCAATGATGGTCGCTATATCATCTTTCTTTTCTTCCGGCTTCGGATTTGGGTTAGGATTGGGATTCTCGATTTTATTTTTCAATTCGTCCAATTGTTTCTGTAGACCCGATTTTTCGTTTCTAACAGTATCAATGTCTCCTTGAAAAGCCTTCAGAAGTCCTTCGACCCCACTAATAGCAGTTTCTATTTGACTTTCTTCAGTTACGGTTTTAGACAAGTAGTCAGCCACCCCGTCAAACGCTTTATCACCAAACCCAAAGGTTTTATACTTCGTTTTTAGTGCTACTAAGATTTTTTCTTTCATACTGTATGAATTAGTTTTTATTTTCAACAGCATAAAGTTACACTCAAAGAAGAAAGCTATAAAATAATTACATGAGGGATAAACCACAATTGCCCAATTGTGGGAAATTAGTTGTTTTAAGGCATAAATAAATGCTCTTCTTTGTGATATTAACCAACCTAATAGACAGAGAATACAAGGTAATGAACTTCGTGCTATTGGTGAGAGAAAAGATAGTGCTGAAACTGTTAATCTTATAAATATTGCTAAAAAGTGAGGTGTTGGATGTTGTTTGATGTTGTTTTAACACTGTTGATGTTGTTGTTGTTGATAAAGTTACTACCTTTGTACCATCAAAGTAACGTAACTATGATACGTTACGAACAAAGATATAACTAATTCTGTTAGTGATAATAAAAGTAACACTGATAGCAATACTAAAACCAAACTAATTATGATACATACTAATCCTAATCCCAAGATGACAGTTATTGAGGTAGAAAACTTCCGAAATAACCTTAGAAGGTGTGTATCGGGTAAGATTACACGCCAAGAGAAAAAGAAAATAGAAGTTAGAGCTCAAAGAATGAATAGTGTCGCTAAAAGAATTATAGCTAATAATGGCGGAAAAAACCCAATTCTCGGATATTGATATTTCAATAAATAAATTATTAAGAGAGGACCTAAAACAAGTTCTCTCTTTTTCGTGTGGATGTGAAGAACTTGATAAATTCTTCCATGAAGAGATATATCTTTGTTCTAAACATCATCATGTTTCAGCTTATTGTGCAAAAAGTGTACATAATAATGAAATAGTAGCAATTTTTACTTTAGCCAATGATTCTGTTGTCATAGATAATATAGAAGATAAAGAAGAATTTGTACTAGAGTCAAAGAGTAAAATAAGCGACGAATACATTTCTACATTTGAAAGACAGACCTCATTCCCGGCCATAAATATTGGACATTTGGGCGTGCATAAAGATATGCAAAGTAAAGGTATAGGGGAACAAATTCTTGATTTTGTATTATACACATTTTCTAATTATAATATATCTGGCTGTCAGTTTATTACAGTAGATTCACTCAATAATTCACGAACTAATAAGTTCTATGCAAAAAATGGGTTTCTTAATCAAACTGATAGCGATAAGCATTCTTCAACTAGACGCATGTATTTACCTATTCAGCTATTTGCATCTCAAGAAGAGACCGAATAGAAACAAAAACGCCCCTCTTGCGAAGGGCGGGAATGAAATCCTATTTTATAATAACGGCTATTCCAGAAGCAACCCACGCCCTGTTCCTTGCGTTATAAGTCGTTTTAAAATCAATCAATCCATTCGCTCCCATTTTCTTTGCTTCGGATACTATTTTATCCATCATCCTTTTGCTAGATGGAGCATACTCATTATTCGTTTTTCCTGTATATCCTTCGTATGGGACAATTAGCCGTAGATTTTCGGCTGTTTCTCCTTTTCTCAACTTGCCAACAGTAAATACCACTTCTATATTAGATATTGGCTGGTAATTGAATCCTGTCACTGTAGGGCTAATGGTGAAACCATCTTTGGTGTATTCTCTGTAGTCAACGACATATACGGATTCGGTATACATGTCTCTAGTGCATCCGGATAGAGCTAATATTATTATGATCGGATATAGGATATTTTTCATGATTCTATTGTGTTATTTGGTTAGGGGTGATGATCTCGCCCGTGTTAGAGTTCAATATTATTGTTACAATTTCTTTTTGACTATTAAACAATATAACTTCCAATTCTACCTTACACCTCTCTTTATTTACTTCATAGTCCACAACTTTGTTTATTTTGGGAGTATTTTCTTCATTAGGATAAAGTTTTGTTATATAATCGGGAAGATTGATTTCACTGTCTATTTTTATTTCTTTATCTTGGAATGAAATAAGGCAAATCGCATTATTTGAGCAAGAAAAATATCTATTATCCTCGATACTCTCCCACGACATTCCTAAAATATTATACTTTCCTTTATATTTAAGAATTTCCTTTTCCGTCCCTTTATAGTCATACACATAATAGGTATCTTCTTCGGTCTGATCTATACCTAATATCATACAATCTTTATCCCATGGACAGTTTGTTTTAATATTAGTAATGGGAGTTTTATTGGGTTGGTTCAACACCTTGCCTTTTTCATCGTAAAAAACAGATATTGTGTCTTTGCTGCTCTATATAAGGTAAACAGGTTATAGGTATTTCTAAAGAAATTAAGATCCACTAAAGTATACGCCTTATGCTCCCCATATCCTAGCTCTTCATCATCTAGCTTTTCAAGGCTTCTTTCCCATATTATATCATTAATAGTAAATGAACTTTCACCATTTATAAGAGCCATGACTATCTTTTCAGATAAAAAAGAAGCAGCGTATTTATTATCAAATGATTTACAATGTGCAGAATATACTTCCATACCAAGATTAGGATCTTCTTCCTCTTTTAAGTCTGTATTAGTATTTTCGCTGCATCCTATAAGAAACAGCAAGGCAAATATTAGAAATATTCTATTCATATTTTGTGTGTATTATGGTTGTACGGAGGCAAAATAACATACAAATGCACACAAATGCAAATATTTCCTTACCTTTCTTTGGTTTTAGGTGATTTTTCTAGCATTAAATAAAAGTAGGAAGAAATAAAAAGCCTCACTCATATATAGGGCTCTAAGCAATTTATCCAAATACAGATTTAGCTTTTACAAAAGTAGAGTATCTTTCAAAATCAACATCATCTATTATGTCTTTAAACCTTCCTTTGTATACCCTTTTAAGTCTATCATAATCTATAGAATATTCTTTTTCCATTACACTAGGGTCTGTTACTTCAGTATTTTCTTTTACAATTTTCATATATGATTCGTAAACGTCTAATACAAATTCCTTTTTAAGCATCTCTTTTGCTTTATCTGTGTTTCCAATAATAAATTCCATTTTAGCCGGAGAAAGATCAGAAGATACATTAGGTAGCGATTTCCTTATTTTTTTGACATCATTAGTCATTCCCCATAACTTGAAAAATAGAATAATTTGTAATATTCCGAATACGATGATTACGATAGATACAAATAGTGTGATACCTTCCATGATTTACAATTTAATTAATAGCTTTTATTTAAAGAATATATTGTCATTATAATAGTGGGAGTTGTCATATTATCAATCCATATTTTATCCCACATACGAGAGAATACATAGTCATCCACATGCTGATAATCTATTTTCTCAACTTTACCATATCCGCTACTATCTAATCCTAAACAATCAGCACAAAAATTTATGAATTCCACAAGTTCTTTGGTTAAAAGGTTACTTCTCCCTTTAAATATGACATTTAATTCATTTTCTGCGACTTCTAATATTTCAGCTTCATAGAAAATTCCAAGTTCTAACTTTTTTAAGCGTAGTGTATAATGTTTTACTTCATTTCCATACGGGCTTGTTTCTGTATGAGAGTATACTGGATTATATTGAAAAAGATTATTTATATCAATCGAAAAGAAATCTTTTATATCTCTTTTAGGAGGTATATCCTGTTTACCTTTAAATAAATTGAATAATCCCATGCTATGTGTGTTTTATGTTATACAATGCGCAAACGTACAAAAATCAAAAATAAAATACAAGTTTTGCAATACCTTTCTGATTTCAACACATGAAAATCCCCGTATCTATTTAATACGGCAACTAGGTAATTTGAAAAAAGGGATTATAAATGAAGAAAAGCCGGATTTCTCCGACCTTCACTTTTTATCACTTATCCTTCGATAGGTTTTCGACTTGTTCTTTAAACGATTCAAAACGGGATCTATCTTGATTAAAATCATTATGATATTTAGCACGTATTTCTGCTATTACTTCCCAAGACACACCTTTGTTTGTAGCTTGATTTACGACTTTTTTTTCTTCTTCCTTGAAAGTTTTACTTTGCATTCCCATAATTACCTCCTTTTTATTTGGTTTATAGTTTTTCCGCTAACTTTTTAATATCCTCCTTACTCGAAACTTTGTGGATAGTTCCATCTAATTCGATGTAGCCGTTTATATTGGTTGGTTCCTCGAATAGTTCAGTAATTCTCACGTTTAGGGCATTGGCTATCTTTTCCAATGTATCTTTAGTAGGATTACCATTGATTGCTTTAGATAAACCCACAGCCGATAACCCTATTCTTTCCGCTAACTCTTTTTGAGTTATTCCTGCTTGCTTGCAGATATCCAATATTCGTAACTTCATAATTATACTTATAGTTTATTGCTTGCAAATATACAAAATTATAGCATTAGTTATTATTCTTTGCTTGAAAACATACTTCGAGTATATCAAATTAGCATTTATTAACCTTATAAGGTTTGTTTATGTTATAATCGTAGTTATATTTGCATCGTAATAATAAAACTAAATGTTTAACGACTAGCATACATACGATTATGAAACGTTACAACTTATCCCAAATAATGAAATCCGCTTGGCGCTCTTACAAACGTGCCGGCAACGAAAGAACGTTCTCCGAATGTCTGAAATCAGCTTGGAGCCTTGCAAAATTGCAAGAATACTGCTCATCGGAAGCGGTAAAGGCTAGAACGGATCAGTTCTTGGCGGAAAGACATGAAGCCATGAGCAACGCTGCTAAGGCTACAATGGATAAGGGGTACAATAATAAGAGCATACCGGCATCGGCTTACTATACGGCTAGTACTGGAAGATACGGTGCTCATTACGTAGGAGATTAACCATTAAAATATACGAATATGCCAGAAATTACAATCATTGTATTATGCCTGCTTGCCGGATATAAGATGTTCAGTGATGATAACGACAGGTTTTTCATGTGCTAAGCAAGAGCGACACGATAGTATCAACACATTAAATAAAATCATTATGGAAACAAGAAGTTTGGAATTATGGTCTACCGATAGGATTGATTTGGTAGAAGCGAAAAACGGTCAAGCCGTGACCTCTTCTTTGGTGGTTGCGGATTACTTTAGGAAGGCACACAAAGATGTACTGAAAGCGATTAGAGGATTGGAGTGTAGTGCCAATTTCACAGAGCGCAATTTTGCGCCCTGTTTGTATATCAATGAGTTATGCAATAATGTAAAGAAAGAACTCCCCATGTACTACATGACCCGTGACGGCTTCACCTTCCTCGCCATGGGCTTCACCGGAAAGGTAGCCGCCCAGTTCAAGGAAGCCTACATCAACGCCTTCAACGAAATGGAAGAGAAGCTCCGATCCGAGCGTTGCACCAAGTACGCAGAACGCATCGTCAGAAAACAGGTGAAGGAGTTCAACCAATCATTGCAAGAAACGCTCGCCAGCGGTCGCAAGAAACACGGAAGTATCTACGGTGGGATGATACCATACGGAAAGGAAGAAGTTGCGTACAACCCGAAAGAAAGCATGGAATCGAATCTAAAGCGGATATTCGGTCAAGTACATGAGATGTGTAAAGATGGCTTTCTAATGACTTCGTTAGCTGTCGAGACGAACAAGATGTTACAAGAGCTTATTAACAAGAAATAGAGTAGTCAGGGGGGCTTCGGCCTGGCACATTAGTTGACGCCAATCAGCGGGAAAGGGTAGCTTTAAGGCTGCCCTTTCTTTATGTCTGTACTCATGCAACGTTTCTCTCCCGGACCATATTTGAGATAATGGCGTAAACCTTATCCAAGATATTATTTCTTTCCGCTATTTCAAGTTTTGTTTCTCCCTTGAACTTCTTCTTATAGTTACTAATAGAAATGTGATAGAGGTAATATAATTGCTCATAAACCTTGTGCCAAACGTCCTGTTGTCTAGTGTTGGTTGCCGAAGCATATTTGTTCACCAGTTGGCGGATCTTATCACGAAGAGAAATTTCCGGTACCTTTTCAGATGAAACAGCAACCGCTAACAATAATTTCCCGTTTTCTTCTCTCTCCTGTTCCATCGCGTCCAGTCTCTTTTCTACGTTTTCAATCCGTTTGCTTTGTTCAAGCAAAGCTTGTGCGGACTGGACCAGTATTTCAAGTTGGGATAATGGCTTCTGTTCGGCTACTTTATGAAAGACTTGCCTATATACCTCAAATACAGGCCGAACTTTCCGAGCAATAAAGTATTCGAAACAAGACAAAGAAAGCTTATAATCATCTTTAGGACGTCCATTGAGGTTTTTGCCATTTTGGGCAAAAAGTATATAATCCTCATTTTCAATGAAGTTAGCTTTTAACGCTCGTGTAGCTTTCCCTCTCTCTGAATAGACAAGCGGCCATACATCGTCAATATTTACTGGATAAAGTTCATTTTTCTCTTTCAAAGCTAAAATAGCATTGAAATACTCTTTAATTTCTTCACTTGTACTTGATTTTGTTAATTGATCCATAATCATTATATTTGCATTTGCAACATAAAGTTAATATTATCCCCATCAGCGGCTCGGACACTTCCGCTTTTGGGGATTTTAATTTGTCCGATTTTGTAGCAAGCGAGGATTCGAACCTCTCACGCCTTACCGACTTGCTGAACCTGCCACGCCTGGCATATAAAAAAGCGCCAAAGGCAAGCTCCTCACTTCTCACCGATGGCGTTATATCTTTCAGCCGTGAGGATAGCCGTATTATTTTCTATGCACAAATTTATTTCATATCCAATTATAAGCCTAAAATTTTCACTTCTGGAAAACCACAATTCGCTTATTGTGGTTTATTTGTCTTTTGAGCTAAAATCGAACTATACATTAAAAAGACTGCAACGATTTACTATTTTGTTCCATTTTTCCTATGACTTTTGTATAATCCCCGTAACTTTTCTAACCATGCACCCTAAACATTGTCCTTTTTGACTGATTCAGAAGTTTCCTTCTTTTCTTCCTCCTCAATCTCTTTCAGGACTTCATCCACCCTTTCGGCATTACCGGCAAACAAAATTCCCTCTCTCCGGGACCACACTTTACCATCTATTGCACTAACTGCCGTTTTTACCCGTTCGTCAATATCATCAATCATATATGGAACCAAATCCACATCAATATCAATAGTATGGGACGCCTTGTCAAATTCGGATGGGTTAATATCCGCCAAAGCTGATACCAAGAAGTTTACCCTCCGTTGAAAGAACTCCCCAATTACTTCCGCATGATTAGATACCGCCATGTGCGCACCCATAAAAATATACCTGAACGCTTTTCCCGAAATGGCATTTCCAAGGCCTTTCAACTCTTGCGGTGATATACGTGGAGTATTCGTCAGATCGTACGCCCTGTTAGTAAGCCCTTCTAGTTCCAATTTAACAGTATCAGGAACCTGATTCCATGTCAGATATTGAGCGTTCGCCTTATCTCCGGTCAATTGTATGATCCTGTTGCGTTTCTTCCCTGTAAAGCCTGATACGTCTCCAAAAAGCATTAAATAAGGGAAGAAGTGATAATCTATACAATCGGCATAACTTGATAATATCTTCTCTATGCGTACACGTATAGTCTTTATATTATGGCAATAAGTCTCCGGGCGATAACCATATAAGACAGGAAGTTTTTTAAACCCGTGCCTGAAAGACTTCTCCTCTACCGCTTCCCATCCATTCGTATTTTCCCACTGGTAAACATGGGTAGCGGTAACAGTTTGAAAGCATACTATTTCTGCATCGTCCAGATCTTTCTTTTTATATTCACGTGAGAAGGCGACCAAATCTCCGGCGTCATCAAAGAAAGGGTAAAGTTTATCTCCCCTGAATGGCGACCATATTACGCTGCGGAGCTTATTTTGCGGTCTTACACTTCCCCCGAAAGCCTTCTGTATTTTATTCCAGAATTTAGTCCAGAACGAATCATCTTTGACTGCATACCAGTATTCGGCACATTCCTGTTCAGAAAGCCAAGAACGAACTATACGTTTATTCTGGTACTTTATTTTATTCTTCTTCAGTACTTGTTGGATAGCATAAAACAGCCCTTTTTCATCCTCATTTGACGGAGCGCAATCCATCTTAGGCTCAACCCCTACTGTAAACGCTGTTTGAATATTGGTTATATCTTGCTCCAGCGGGATAGATATACGGTTACACGGCTCTGTACGTTTTTTAGCTGGGATAGTAGTGCTTTTACCGGTACTATCATTCCATTCTTCCCTTTCCTTCTCTTCAACAACTTCGATATCTGGGTATTTTTCTTTATCCACAATGATTTCATGCAAATCAGCATTCCAATCCTTCCAGTTTTCACCGGTATTGGGTTCCTCCGTTTTACGCCCTTTCTTCAAATATTCGATCTTCTGATCTACATCTTCTAATGCTAAAATATCCTCTAATGTCATAATGTTATATTTTTAATGATTAAATGCTTCCAACCCTTTTGATATAGATTTTCTTCCCATCAACTCCATCATGCAACAATATCTAACCTCATCAATTATATGATTAAAATCATCTACTGGAATATTCAGCCATTTCCCATTTTTATCTTGTTGATATGTATAGTTGTCAAGTTCTTTTTTAGCATTTATAGACCCCTCTGTTATATATATTTTCTTCGATTTCATAAAATCTATGCCTGCCTCCACAGATCCATGATATTTATTTACCGGTCTTATATTAAATCCTGCATTATATATTTCAGCGATAAGGCGAGGATCGGCACTCTCTGACCATATATTGAGCTTAGGCATCCGCTTAAACTCCTTGATTATGTCAGAAGAAAGCATATTGGTTCTATAAAACTTCTCATCAATGTATATAGCATTATCTAAAAAGCCGTTTTCAGAACAAGCTGTGGGGTCATTTGTGTAGCCAAAATCAAGACCATACCACCTTCTCTTAACCCAGATAGGAATTTCTTTTATAACAGTATAGTTCTCAAAAATAAGTCCTTCAATTTTAGCTCTTTTCCCCAAGCCATATATCAACCATTTACGCTTATCTGCAGTACCCTGTGAGTAATTATACTCTGTTGGTTCATAAGATTCAATCTTTCGTCTCATATTAGCTGGTATAAATGGGTTATCGAGCATAGTAGAATGATCGAAGAAGCAATCTTCACGAGGACACACATTTTCATAAATCCAATGCTCTTCTGCGGAAGGATTGTAATCAAGAACAGAGAAACGTGCACATCTCTGTTCTAATTGGTCAAAATCATCTTTAGAAGCTTCCATCGCCTCATTTATCCAAAAAATATCAGTAGTCAATCCATGCAATCTTTGTACATCGTCAAGCCCAACAAATTCAAATGAAGTAGAATACATCTGAATAGTCTTTAGGGTGTTGTTTATCCTACATACATTATACAAGCCAATCTCAAGAAGTATATTTTTAAAATCTGTCCATACAGTAGAAGATAACCAAGTACTCTTCTTTCTTGCTATTACAATACGATTTGGTCGCTGCCAGTTACTAATTGCATAAACAATAAAAAATTGTATCAGCGAATATGTTTTTGAGGATCGTGATCCTCCTTCAAACACATATACGTTAAACCTATTGCTATTTAAAGCAACCATCGCCCGGTGAAAAACAGGAGTACAACTTATATTTAAATTAGCAGCTTCCACTATTATTCAAATTAATTTGTTTATCCTGAAGTTCTAAATCCTCTTTCTTATTATAAACCACATTGACATTAACGTTAGCCGGAGGTGCTATGGATGATCCGTTAGAAGTTACATCCATCTTTTCTGGAGCATCCCAACCAAACATCTTACAAATGCGTTCAATAGCTTTTAGCTTATCATGAAGTTCAATCTTTACATATTCAACATCTACAATTTCTGGATCATCATTTGTCCCAATGTTCTTTTTTAGAATCTTAGTTGATATACTTTTTATTGCAGACTTCTGTCTAGGAGTAAGGTTTTCAAATTCGGTTCTTTCTACCCAACTATTATGCATATTTGCTATAGAAGAAAAAGCGATATTAGATAATTCCTCTAGTATCTTTTCTTTGGTTATATCAGACTTTTTTTTTTGTTCTTCTTGAAGCTCTTTTATCCTTTGGGAAACCTTTGGGTTATTTAATAGTTTAGATGATTCTTCCCAAATTTGTTTTTCTTTCATATTTGAGCAAGAATATGCACGCCTATAAGCCTCGGACGCATTTCCGCACTCAATATAGTAATTGCAAAATTTTTCCTGTTTTATTGATAAACCCATAGCTATCGTATATCTATCCTTATCATACCATTGTCTTTCAACCGAGATACAATTCCAGTGTAAATATACTCTATATCCTTCCGAAAGTCCTTATAATTATTGTAGAGAACAACCACAGTTTCGATATTGTGGGAAATAAATGTTTTATCGCTGATATTTACCGATTCGGCAATCTTATCCCGAAGTCCTTTTGGCATTCTTCCACCGGCCAATACACTGGGAGCATAAAGGAAAAGAATAATAAATATAAACTTCTTTCTGATATGAACGCTATCCTTATTTCCCGGGCAATCCCTAAAATCCTGTATTTCGCAAAACCATTTATATATGGATGGAATATAATCCAGGTCCGACATAATAGGAGCAGATAATTCAGACTCTCTTTCTGACAATCTGGATTTCTGCTCTCTGATAGATTTTAACTCTGATATTTCTGAAAACATAGTACGATTATTTAAAAGTAAATAGTATATTTGTACTATGAATTAGGGAAGGGCGTCTATCTGGTGGTTCGGGTGACGCTCTTTTACTTTACACTCTTCCCCCATATTTTCGCATTATATAGGGAATAAGCCCATAACTTTATCTCTTCGCTGGTGTTCAGGAATTCCACTTTCATGGCTTCCTTCATACATTCCGCCAGTAGGTTGCTGTCTTCTTGGTTCATAATCATTTTAAAGGATCAATCATTTGTTCTCTGTCTTCTATCTTTCTTTTAAGATTACTGTATTCATCTTCAATGCACTTGCTTATCTTAGCTGCATCTTCGTAACGTTCAGCCTTTATCAGATCTCTTTTAAAGCTTTCAAGCTGATTGATGTATACGATGTCATTGCGATCCGTTACGTGCTGGATATAACTTTTGATGTCATTCAGCTTGCCCTCCATGCGTCTGTGCCATTTGCCTATCAAAATTACAATGATGGCAACAGTTGTAGCATTTAGGATGAATAATGCGATTTTAAGTATTAATTCCGCAATTTCGCTTATTGGCATGGCTATTCCTCCTTTTTTCTCTTTTTTACGCAATCAGGCTTAACTGCTTTTATCTTTCCACATTTTATGCACTGATAAGTTGAAACTTTATACCAGTGACTTTCATCCATGGAACATACGCAATCCTTTCTTACCAACATCCATCCATGACGACAAAACCATCTTTTTATAGTTCGGACTATTAGGTATTTTTTCTTTAGTTCACTCCTTGTATATTTCCAGGCTGTTACAATCGCAGAAATACAGTTCATTACACTTATTACCGCTATAATGCCAACTAACCATCCTATACCCGAATGATAAGCCAACAAACAAGCAATCAGCGATAACCAAAATACTATTTCTTCAAATTGATGATCTTTCATAACTATTCCTCCCTTAGTCAACTAACACAAATTCGTAAGCAAATACAAACGGATTACTTTCCCATGTGCCTTTGCCGGATACTTTGTCTATCAAAGCGGCAAATGCCTCACGAGGTGTATAATAAGCCATTTTACTTTTTGCGAACTCATATACCCAGGGTATGCCATACCCTATTTCATGCGAATTGCTAGCGTATATTCCTTCCTTAAAGCAATCCTCGTCCGATATATCTTGTAAACGCTCAACCTTGATGTCGGTAATGCGGATGTGGTGAATCATCTCGCCTGCGGCGACAAAAAGTTTATTTTGCCATCCTTTATGGTTTTTAAGCCCCGAAACAAGCATATCCATAGTTTCAAGCCCTTTCTCATTATAGATGCTTTCGTAGCTTTGCGCAATGGCAACGACTTCACCAAGTTTATATTTCGGCAATATCTCGCCCATATCAAACTCTCTTTCATCTGCATCGTACATACAAGGAAAGCCAACTATCTTTTTATCAGAAGGACTTCTGTGTATATTGAATCCTGCGACCCATTCTCCCCTAAAAGTTCTTGGATATTTGATTATTCTTCTCGTCATAGTCTTCCGACCTTCCAATACGGCTTGGGTTAAACCAAATTTATCGTTGAACATTATTTTTTTCATGATTATTCCTCCTTGATTAATTCAGGATTATCGTAGATGTTGCCTACAATCTCTTCCATTACATTATAGTTACAGAATGGCAATAATTCTCCACTATACTCTCCGATATATCCAAAACATCCGTCTTTTACACCTACTTTATTATAGATTCTTACGCCTTCATCTTCACCCATTAACAATATATCCCCTTCGTAAATTTCCTTACCGTTCTTGTCAAGTAATCCGGTGAACTGACCTACGGTTTCGGGAATGACCTTACTTCTATTAAACATTTCAGTAGCTTCGCATCCATATTGGGAAAGTTTATTGCTGAAAATAGCCATTTCACCACTTTCGTACTGAATCAAGTCACCAAATATCCATTCGTTATTATATAAGTTTTTCCTCTGAATTTTATTGTACGATTCATTTTATTCCTCCTTCTTTACCAATTCAACTTCTGTCGGCTCTTCATCTTCCCATTTTACTTCGGGGAATAAAGAAGAGTCTAGCTTATAGAAATCATGGGGATTGTCACTACATAATTGCCAACTTTCCGAATACTTCACGGGTTGCTTCTTATAAAGGCATAAATCCCCGTCTTTGTCTCTTGCTACATACATATTAGTCTCCTTTCTCTTTAATCCGTTCTAGTACATCTCTGTTGGCTTCCAGTATTTCATCGAAAGATGGTATTGGCATCCAATGTGTGACTCCGCTATCAAAAGTACCCAATGTTACATCTGAATAAAATAGTCCTGCACAATAGAATAAAGCACGATATGGATTGCGACCGCCTGCCACAAATACCCATCCGCTTTCTTTCGGCAACCTATCTTCTACACTTATCCACGGGGATTGCTTTGCATGCCATTCTGCACCTTGAATGAAATTCATTTCTCCAAATTGTGCTAGATATTTGCCCGACAAAGTTCTATCAACAGTTCTGTGATTAAACAAGATATTTTCTCTTGCTGCTGCTTCTAATTTCTGTTTCATACTACTCTGTTTTACGCAAATCCTTGATAATTCTTCAAGAACTTGCAAGGTTTTACTCTAATTGATTCGTACATACTTACCTGCGATATCGCAAGTTCTTAATATATCGGCATTATCTTCACCGAAAGCTATTAGGATACTGCCGCACCCGGGCGAGTCCCCACGAGTCCCATCCGGTCGAAAGAAGCGAATCCGGTTCCGTAGAAATTTCATAGCTGTTGCTTTTTCAAAGATGACATCTTGGAACATCTTTGAATCGCAACGATTGAAAAGTAATGCGATTCCGTTTCCATGCTCTGCCAGACGTTTAACGAACTGTTCAATAAGCGGACGGGAATAAGGAGGATTTAGCCAAACACGACCTACCCAATCTTTAGTTAATCCGTCATGGTTCTTGTTGTACATGATTTCTGCTGTTTGCCAAAGTGGGTTAACCGGAGCACATGGATCTAAATCGAACTTTCCCAATGCGTCTATAATTTCTTTTGGCGTGTACCATTCATCGGTGGTATTAACCGATTTTTCAAAGGTTGTATTCATTGAAAATATTTTAATTAATTGTATCCATCAGGTGGTCCGCTATCGCATACACCACCAGGTAAAATAAGATGTTCACTCCTAGGAGAAGGAGGATGTTTAGGAGTATTCTCATAACTAATCCAGCTTCTCGTTACTTTCGAAAATATGAGCAAACGTACTTTTTTCATCTGATAGATCGAGTCCAAGTTGTGAAGGGTGACGTTTGATGTAATTATAAAATGCGAACATCTTTTTGTCATCGTCACCGCAGCGGTCTACCAACAGCCGGATGAAAGCCAGAAGACAATCGGAGTCGTTTCCGAAGTTTTCCTGTGTGGAGAACTGTGTTTTATCCACATCTTGTTTCAATTTCCGGATCGCGGCTATTGCTGTGTTGAAATTGCGTTTCGCATCGTGGCGTAATTCATAGCCTTGCTTTCCCATTTCGCTTCTCAAATCATAGAGAAGGGTTTCTACGACATCTGTCAACACATAGGTTAAGTTGAGAGTCGTATTAAGATTTGTTGTTCCTACTAACATGATTTTATTTATTTCTTATTTGGATAAATCCACGTTTTTCTGTCTCTCTAAGGAGTTCCATATCTTCTTCCTTGATATTACAAGGTGTTTCTCTGTTGACACTCATATAAGATGATATGCCGAATTTCTTTCGTATCTTTTCTATGACTTTCCATTCTTTGGTAGTCCAGCATATTGTAACATTCATTTTCTTAAACTTTTTCCTATGAATTTCACTCGTGTAGTAATGGAAACCAATCTATCCATAGTACGTTCCCCATACTTTTGGGAGATTTCATCAAGTGATAGATTAGTGGTCAATATCAAGAGTTTTCCTCGCTTTTCCGCTTCATCAACAATTTCACAGAAGGCAAGTCTTTTTTCTCCGAATTTCACGCTAAGATTCTCTGTGCCGACATCATCAATATAGATGATATGCTTTGCCTTCACAGCGTCTATATCAGCATTCATCTGTTGTGCATCATAACATGCTACAATCTTCCGGCAATAGTGATTGAGAAGCAAAGGGATAATCTTCCAGCATATAAGTGATTTCCCTCGTCCACAATTGCCATGGCATAAAAGTCCACGCCCGTTATTCCCAGAAAGCCATGTGGCTATTTCATCGTATTCCGGTAGCCATTCGGCATTTCCCGTGAAATAGTTCAACCCTTGCCAAAGGATATTCTTTGCATCTGGTATCGCTATGTTCACAAGATTGGGAACAGGGTTAAATCCAGTCTTCCTAAGATTGTCGATTGTTTTTTTAAAGTCTATTTGTTCCATCTTTCCTCCCATTTTCTTTCCTGTGGCGAATCGTATTTGTCAGGAGAGTTATCTTTGAGAACCACACCAATATCAGTAGTTGGCTTGGCCGGTATTTTTTCCCGATTTGCCCATGTTGCCAACCTTTTAGGAAGTTCCCAGGTCTTTTCAAGTTCATAGCGCATTTTAGTTTCTGATTTGTTCAGTTCAGACCAATAATCAAAGAAGGAGCGAATCATTTCCTTTTGATACTTACCGACAAAAGGTACAAGAGATTGATAAAAAGATTCTTTTCGAGAGAGAGTAGCGGCTTTAGCCGCGTTTTTCTTATCTCCGTAAGGAGATTCTTTAGTATTATCTTCTTCATCTTTCTTCTTATTATCGCCCTTAGCTTGCCCCATTTTTTCAACAACTGCCCTTAACTCCGCCCTTAATTCGCCCAAAGCATTATTTAACTCTCTGATTTCTTTATTGTTATCTATGTCCTTGTCTATGCCCTTGGGTATGCCCTTGTAGGGGTTGTATTCATCATACTTGCATAAAGTTATCACAGTCATGCCTTGTTTGTTACAAGTCGTTATCATGCCTCTCTTTTTCAGTTTGGCAAGAAAATAGCGCACTTTCTTTTCAGACCATTGCCAACGCTTCATCAAAAACGATATAGATGCTGGATATTGACCTCTTGAATAAGAGATTTCCCGACCTCCGATGAGTTCGCTGTACGCCTTGTCGGTTGCCTCAAATCGTGCTGACTGAATCAAGTCAAGCCACGCTTCGCACTCCGAAAACTCACGGGCTACCTTCCACATTTCATTCGAGAAAAACCTGCGGCTTAGCCTCAAAAATCCTTCGTCCATAGTTAGAATCTCACGTTTGTTAATTGTCTTCCTTTAGAGCAAACTACCCATTTACCATTACCGCTATCAAACAACCGTAAATCAGAGACTTCGCCAAAACGTTTGATGTTACCGCATAAATCTACAATCCAGCCACATTCTTTGGAAGGGTGGGGGCGAATAGCCCGACCGACTATCTGATACCACATAGCAAGTGACATCGTAGGACGTGCCATAACAACAGTGTCAAGTTCCGGATAATCAAAACCCGTAGTCAATACCCCGACATTCGCCACTACTGGTATTTCCCCAGTTTTGAAATGTTGGAGAATCATTTCACGAGTTGCTTTTGGAGTATCACCGGATACAATAGCGCAACCAGGTATTGACATCGTTAACCGTTCTGCTTCTTTCAAGAACCGAGTAAATACTAAAATGCCTTTTCTCTTACCACCTGCTTTGGGATTCATCAGTCTTTGGACAATATGGACGAGATAACCGTAGAAGTCTATCCGTTCATATTCTCTTTGAACTGACTTATCCGTATAGTCGGCACCGGTGGTATTTACTTTCAGGTTAAGTTCATTCCATCCTGAAGGATTCATTGGATAATAGTTTAGCTTTGCCAAGTAGCCCATATCTAATAGGGTTGATACTTGTACATGGTAAATGACCTCTGAAAAGACATTAGGTTTTGTCCGGGTGATGAATTTCAGCATAGAACCGAAATTACGACTAGATGATAACCGATAAGGCGTAGCTGTCAGCCCAAGAACCTTACACTTCACCGAATCGAAGAAATCCTTATACATTCCTTCTTTGGGGTTTACCAAATGACATTCATCCACAATGATGTTTTTGAAGTGAGTAAAGAGTTCGGGATGAGCTTTCACAGAACCGATGGTAGCAAATGTTATCCGGCTTATCTCCTTTGAGTTGAAAGAAGCAGAATAGATGCTACAGTCGAGAATGCCGTATGAACATAGTTTTTTGAAATTTTGCTCGAGTATTTCCTTACTCGGCTGGAATACTAAAGTATGGCCCTCAAGTCTTGCAGCTATATCCGCAATGATTAAAGACTTTCCCGATCCTGTAGGTAACACCATGATGGCGTTCGTTTTCTTTGCCTTATTGTTGAAGAAAGAAACGGCTGAATCAGATGCTTTCTGTTGGTAATCACGTAGTTTGTACATTGTCTGCTCTTCTTTCTGTAACGGTTCTGATTCTTCCGAGTTTCATTATCTCATCGCACATCCAAGTATATCCACAGAAACCGTTAGATTTCCGCATTATTTTTTTAGATTCGCTTGGTGTAACATATCTGACTTCCACATTTGCTACCCATCCATCGCCAAAATCATAATAGAAGTTTCCTTCTTTTAGATTTGAATAGATTGGCTTTCCACGTCTAAATGCAACCTGCGAATAGGCATATAAATTTCCTTCTCCAGTCCATTTACCATTCCATGAATTGTTTTTGGGCATAGTGAGGATAAATAAAGCTACTGTCTTATTTTCTTTTTTTATCGGTGTGAGTTTATACTCAACTCCATCAATGATAGTGGATTTCATATTCCTTTCTCCTTTCGTAATTTCTTATTAAGTGCTTTGTAATGCTTGATAAGCTGCTCATAATCAAAATCAGACTTCTTAGAAGTACTGGCAGCTTTTACTTTCAGCAAGTCGAATTTCTGTTGTCCAATTTTGGCTATCAGATTCACCCGATATCCTTCCAGATGGTCAGCTTTGAACCTATTGCAGTGACGGCATTCGGAATGGCAGTTATTTTCATCGAAACGTGTGGCCAAATGCGTGCGACTGAAGTAGTGCCCGCAGTCGGCTTGTTCAAACGGTTTTATCTGACCGCATGAGATACAGCGAAAATAACCGTTTGGCATACAATCACGAAGCCGGATGAAAAGTGAAAACTCTTTATCGAGTTTGGCTTTCAAATCCGGCTTTTTCTTTACTGTTACCCCTGCTTTGTCAAACAGAGGTAAAGGCTTGTCTTTTTTCTTAGCTTTGGTTCGTTTAATGTAATACGGCATTGTTTATAATTTTAGTTTGTGGTGGCAGCAGGATTCGAACCTGCAATGCTTGGCAATCTTCTACATCTTCCGTGTAACACTGGATTGGTTCGTTTTACAATGATGCCCAGTTTTCATAACATCGTAACCAAGTCTACTAAGAGTTGTCAGCGTCTACCTATTTCGCCATACCACCATGTTCGCCCGCCAATCTTCACAGACAGGCAGGCAGGTTAACAAAGTTATACTTCGATGATTACGATGTCCGGTGCAATTTGTCTGATAGCATCCAACTGTTCATCAATGACTTTATTTTTGTATTCCTCGATGGCCTCATTCGCACCGGCAGACACAAGAGATAAAGAAACATCCCGACCGTCCACATCAGCGTAAATTTCGACTTCTATCTCTTCACAGGCAAAACCTTTGAAAAGAGGGATGTTTAGTTTGAAAGATTTTGGAAGGTTGGAATCAACCACCTGTGAGTAGTTATCCACCTTACTGCCATTTTCCTCCTTACTGCGTTCGATGTCTTGGTTTACTTTTGCCTTGAAGTTCTTCAAAGTAGAAACAAGCATCATGTTCTGCGACTTGTCAGTAAAGAAAGCTCGGTGCATCTTCAAAAACTGCGATAATTTGATAGGTTCCCATTTCTTATCGGTATTAATGCCGAACTCTACCATCTCTTTGGACGGCTGAAGTACACCGGTGATGGCATCTTGGTAATAATTTGTTTCGTTAATCGTTAAAATCATCCCCATCTTGTCACGATTCACGATAATATTGGAAGACTTTTGGTTGATTAAATCAATACGTTTCTCTAACCATCTGTAAGGCGCATCAATCGTCCCGTCTATCATAACCCTTTCCGGCTCTTTTATCTCCAGTTGTTCGGGGGCTGTTCCCTCTCTCAATACTACTTCAATAGGCGTACCATTATAATCTTTCGGTACAACCACGTTTAATTTGTTTTCGCTCATGATTCTGTTCCTGTTTTACGGTTAATATTAAAAATAGTTCTTTGCATTTCCTGCGGCATGATAGGACGGGAATAAACCAGCTCACCAAGTTTGTTGTAATATCCGGCCATCTTTTCTTCATGATAGAGAATTTTCACACACTCTTCATTTTCAACATATTCAGAGCCTTTCTTTATATTTTCAAGAAGTTCCTGTTTTCTTTCATTTAAAGGTTTTAATTCAGCCTTAAATGCTTCCATTGCTTCTTTTTTCTCTATCTCAATATCATTAATTTGAATTGAGGTTTCAGCAAGAGATTCTTTCTTTTGAGCCAACTCATCCGGTGTAAAGCGATGAGTATAGCCAATCTCTTCCACTGCATCGGCATTGTCCTGTAAGAACTGCCATCTATCCTTTTCGGGGATTTCTTGACCTAAAAATTTGTCCATAAAATAAAATGATTAAATAAATTCTTTGTTACGTTCAATTTCTTGCTGGGCATATACCAGCATTTGATATTCATTTGCAGCCGGCAAATAAATTCCTGCCTGTGCCGCACTCCAATTACGAAAACGGTCAATAGATAAGGTCATTTCGCCCGTTGTCAGTTCGGCAGAACTGCGCAAATAGAATACTTCATTGCCCTTCTTGTTGACTGCCTTTCTCTCAAACAAATCACGGT